TCGCGGCCTTTTTGGCGGCCTTCTTGGCGGCCTTCTTGGCGGCCGGCTTGCGGGCGCGCTTCGGCTTCGGGGCGGTCTCTTCGGCGGCAGCAACGTCGGTCATCGTGGTCTCCGGATTGGTGAGGGTGGGGGTGGGGAGGGCCGGCGTCGCGATCAAGGCTGAGACGCGGCGGACGGCGGTTTCGCGGTCCGTGAACTTGGCAACCGGCGGCTTGCCGGAATTGGCGTTGTAGTAGGCGAGAATCTGGCTGATGGAGGCGGTCGCGATATCGTTGGGGGTCATTGGATTATCCTTTCTTGAGAGCTGAACGGCAGATGCTACATACGCGGGCGTGGGGGTGGAGGCAAGAGGGGTCGTGAGATTTATTTCCGGGCGCGAGCCGCGCGGTAATCGTCGTAAGCCTGCCGAGTGACAAAGCGCGTGCCGCAATGGCCTTCGTAGACGGTTCCGATTTGGTGGCGGCCGATGCCGCGGATCGTGCGGTCGCCGCCGACTTCCACCAGATCGACGCTATTCTTCGTCTCGCGGGTGATAACGAACCATCCCGAAGGGTTGGCCATATCGCCGGTGTAGTAGATGGCTGCGATTGAAGTCATTTGATTTATCCTTTCTACTGCCGCAAGCCCCGCACCGGGTCCTAGGCCGGGCGGGGCGCGGTGGGTGAGAGGGGCCTAGCCGCGACGGGCGGCGAGAAGGTTGGCGCGGTACTGCGCGACGGTCGGGAAGTCGATGCCGTCCGCGGTCTTGCCCATCGCGAGGCGGTAGCGCTCGACCAACCGCTCAATTGTGCGGTCGCTCGCCTTTCCGGCGAAAAAGCAATTCAGGTCGTTGCTGTCGGTGCGGGCGAGGGAGGCGGGGGAAGTCATTTGTTTGGTCCTTTCTGAGGCGTTTCGATATTCAGAAGATAGGGACTGCCGGGGCGGGGCGCAACAACTATTTTGGATATCGGTGGATTATTTTTAGAGGTGGCTAAAGTCCACTAATTAGTGGGTTTTAGCCTTCTACACACCGGGCCACCTCTCTTGCAGGATGCGGGCCGCGGCGAGGAAATTGCGCATCGTTACTTCGATCAGGGCAACGCTGCCGTCCGGAAGATCGGCGCGAAGCATAAGCGACGGACGCCCGGATTCCATGCCCATATCGAGGACAGCGATCTGGAGCGGCGGCGCGTCGTTCGCAAGGTGATGGACTTTCTTCTCTTCGGCAGGCGCAAGATCTGGCCAGCACCCATCGCCTTGCAGGATTATCGCTATCGCGGTCGTCATGGCTTTTCCTTTAGTTGAGCGACTACCCAAGCGCGCACGCGGGTGAAGCGCTCTTCGGGCGTCTCGCGCGAGCTGCCGGCATCGTCGTTTATCCATTCTATCTCTTGCGTCAATGCGCTCGCGAGGTTGATGCCGCGTGCAATCGCGGCATAGTCCTCCGGATCGAAGGCTTGTAGGTCTATCCCACGAGATAGCCCTACGGCTCCTATCGCGCACACATCGCCGTCTTCCTGCCGCAGGGCCTCCGCGATTAGGCGCGGTGCCGGCAGTGCGTCGAGCGCGGCGACTAGCTCCCGGAGAAACGCTTGCCCTCGCCTGCCGCGGATCGCGCTAGCGACGGCGCCGCGCCAGCGGATGAGGTCCCAGCTATCGCCGTCGTAGTCTTCGCTATATCCAGAGCGGCTCATGGGCGGGCTCTTTCGAGGACGGCAGCGGCGATGCGGATCGAGTGGTATACGCCAACCTTATCGAACCATACCGCGTCAATGTTATCGGTGGCGCTCCATACCACAGCGATGAGCATATTCGGGCCGCCGATATGCTTTAGGCGCACTACGTCGCCAACCTTAAGATCGTTGCTCATCGGTCGGCCATGCGCTCGACATGCTTGGCCTTGTCGGCCGCGACCGCGGCTTTCGCTTCCATCGCTTCTTTCGCGCGTCGAGCTTCCATGCGGTCGAGATATTCGGCGCGGTCACGCTTGCGGGCAGGCGTGTGGCGTTTCGTCTGCCACGTTTCGGTGCGCTCGCCGCGGCTTGAGAGGGAGCGCTTGCCCGCAATCGGGTGAAGCTTGTGGACAGAGCGGGCTTGCGCGATGCGTTCCTCACGGGCGCGCTCCGACAACATGTGTTCGATATGCGCGACTTGGCTTGGCGCGGTGTGCTTTCCCATTTTCTTTTTCCTCACTTGTTGCGTTCGTTTTTGTCGGCCTTGTCTGGGAGCCTCTCATCGAGAGGCGTCCAGCCAAGGGGCCGCAGGATCGCCTCGATATCCGGCGGGCGATAGTTACTGCCCTTCAGGACTTTACCGCCCGGACGGTACAGGACGGCGCCGCAGGTGCAACGCTGCGGGCTTGCCGGGTTGCCGACTGCGAGGGCGCAGCCGTCATTGTGATCTGGTTTTTCAAGCTTCGACATGTTCGAGCGCTGAATCTCGTCCCAGATCGCCGGAAGCGGAATGCCAAATTCGATGGCGGTGCCGATTAGAACATAGATCAGATCACCTAGGCCATCGGCTGTTTCCATCATATCAAAGGACGCCATGCCGTGCATAAACTCGCGCATCTCTTCGGCTATCAGGCTTCGTCTCAGTTGGATACGTTCCATGCTTGGGAACGCTAACTGAGACGACGACGGGGCGCCGAAACGCCGGTGAAAATCGCGAACGTCGTTAAATGCCTGTTTCATTTGATTAGTCCCCTCCGGACCTTGCTGTTGAATCTCGTTATGGTTGACAGAACTTTAGGGGTGAGCCGTGCGGCAGCGTTGTTAGCCGTCCCGGGGAAATCGATGAACGATTCCCGTAGCTCTTCTAGGATCACTTGCCGCACCGTCTCGGCGCGCAACCTAGATTGCGCCGGGGTTAGCGCGTCGGTGCGCAGGACGCGCGGCGATGGCCAGCGGGGCATTACGGCTTTTCCTTCGCGAGCTTGACGACGGCGTTGATGACGTTGCGTAGCACTTGCGGGAGCGCGGCGCGGCCTTCGACAAATGCGTATTCGAGTCCGTCGCGAAGGCCGCCGGCCTCTCGCCACAGTTCCCAGAAACGTTCGCCGCTAACCCATTCGCCATCAGCGCTATTAAGCACGACGGGCACCGGGCAGGGACCGCTATAACCGTGATACTTAAACATTTCTTCGTCGGGCGGCAGCGGTTCACCGCATAGTTCGCATTTGGTCATGGTTAAAATTTCCCTCCAGCCACAGCGGAGGGCTGTGACTGGTGTAAAATCGCAACGTCGTTGGCGAGCAGATTGCCGCGCTCTTGGAGGAGGGCGGTGTAACGCTCTTTCTCGTGCATCAATTCGTATTTGATAAAGGCGGTCTTGAACTTAAGGGTCTTTTGGTTTGACGTTCCCTTAAACTCCAAGGCTGGAGTTAAAGGGTACACGAAATATCCGCTCGTCTGGAGGCGATGTTGCATCTTGCGGGGATGCTGGAGGAGCGCGCGGATATCGTCGGCGCCGTCGAAGCTCGCGCGATATAGCTCTGTCGAAAACATGACGATAGGTTCGTTGAGCGATTCGATGGCCGCGCTGATCGCGTCGTTGGGCGCGCTCCATCCGCTAACGATGGCCTCCCAACCGGCAGTCGCGGCGGGCTTGCTCTTCGGTTCAAACTTGGAGATGTCGCGGGTCGCGAGATAGGCGGCGCAGGCGTCGTTGCCGCCCTTCTTGGTCAGCCAGTCGGTGAGCTTGCTGAAGTATTCGGGAGACCTCCAACCCTGCGGGACCGTCGAATGGAAGACGGCCATGCGCCGGTCGGTCGCGTTGATGTACATCGCGGTCATATCGTTCGTGGTTATGAAGGTGCGCAGGACGTTCATAACGTAGCGCATCCTCATGTACTTATCGGAGACCGCGAGGGTATCGGGCGGGGTGACGGAAATGCGCTTGAGCTTTTCATAGATGCTGGAGGCGTGGAAATCTTCCTTCGTCGGCCGCATTTCGTTGATGATGAGCATGACGCACTGCACCCACGGGTTATAGGGTGAGGCGAACTCGTCCGGGGAAATGTCGCATACGTTCCATTGGCCGACCGCGGCCTTGACCGGGATCAAGCTCACATCCTTACCGATACCCTGCGCGCCGGAGAGGGTGATGATGGCGTTGCACTTCTCTTCGGGGCGCTGGACCATGTGCGCGCAGTAATCAAGGAAATAGCCGTGCTCTTTCGGGTCGGGCCATAATCCTTTTACGTGGTCAATCCATAGTTTTGCTTTCACCTCCGCTTGCCCCGCACTAAGAGGCGCGGCAAGCGGAGGTGGGGGCATATATGTATTGAACATGTTGCGGCGCTCGTCCGCGATCATCGCCCCGTCGATAGCTAGATAGCCTTCGATGATGCGCGGCATGCCCGGCCACCACGTGCTAGTTTCTACTAACAGCCCATTGGACACGTTCATCAAATAATTGGATGGCTTGACTAAGGTTTCCTTCGGGATGCCGTCCTTATCTTTTCCGATTTTCATCGGCCAGTATTCGACGGGGATGAGGGCGTTGATGCTCTTAGGGTCTTTGTAGAAAAAGCCGGTCAAAATGTCATAATAGCCCGCCTGATAAGCATCGTATCTAAACTCTTCAGGGCGAGCCATTTGCCTAACGGGGCGATCTTCCACTTGCTTTATTAGCTCGTCTTCTCGCGTCATTGCGTCACCTGTGGCGCGGCAGCCGCGAGAGCTTCATCACGGGTGGCGTAATCGAGCGGCGGGGCGTTGCATTCGTCGGCAACGCACGCGACACGCCATGGCTTAGTGCGATGATACTTTTTGCCGTTCGCCCAATAGTGCGGGATATAGTTTAGGGCGATGGGGGCACCGCAGACGCGGCACGATGCGATCATTAGAGATACTCCGCGATGAGACGCAGGCTTAGCTCGCGCAGGCGGCGGCGGGCACCCGCGTTATAGGCCTGTTCGTGGGCGCGAGCTTCGCGCATAACGTCAAAGTAAAGGCCGCGGCGCTCTTCGGCCGCGACGTGAAGGATGGCCGCGGCGCCTTGCTCCGTCGTGCTGCGCGGCGTGCGCCCCGATTGCCGGATGAGGTTGGTGTCCATGTAGTGTGAGGGATGAAGAACGTTCGCATGCACGCCTTCGATGGCAAGATCGAAGACGTGCATGATTTGCGCCAGCTTGCTCTGGCAGTAGGCCCGCGCACCACTATAGTCATCGGTCAGCATAACGTCGTCAAAGTCGATTGCCTGCTGGCCGGCGGACGAAACGTTGATGACGCGCGCCGGCCGCAATAGGTGAGTGAGCAGGAAGCCTGCGAGATAGTTTACCGCGAAACGAAGCTCATGACCGTCTTCGCTGAATTGGCGACCGGCGGGCGCGGAACCGATGCCGGCATTGTTGATGAGAAGGTCTATCGGGCGGTGCGCTACGGCGTCTTGCAGACGCCGTACCTCAGCGAGCGATGCAAGATCGACGGGGAGAAATTCCGCGCTGCCGGCGGCATTTTCGATTTCTTCGACTAGGCTTGTACCGCGTGCGCGGTCGCGACCGTGGACTAACAGATGGGTGTCCGGAGAGGCTAGCCGCCTTGCCACCACGCGGCCGACGCCATCGGTGGCGCCGGTTATGAGAATTGTTTTCATTTCACAGCCTTTCCGGCCGCAACGCGCGCTTCGGCTTCCGTCGCGTCGAGAGGGATATAGGTTAGGGCGAACGGGGCGCCGCAATCGCAATGTTTCATGCTGTCCCCTTAAGGTCGGCAATGGTGCTCAACCGGGCGTATCGCCGGATGAAATGAGAAGGCCAGATTGTCTTGGGACTGCCGTTAGGCAGGCTCAAGCAAACCCCGTTTCCTTGAATCGTTTTCGTTAACGTCGCGAGTTGGGGCCAGCAATCGTGCGCGAAGATGCGCTGATTGATTTGCCGCCCGGTGAACAAAAGGCGTGTAGGGATATGCAGATAGCGGTTAACGTCCCAGATATAGGCGAAGTCTTCTAGCGTGACCTTATAGAGCCTCGGGTTGAAGAGCGTGCCATCGCTTGCCGCGATATGCTTGCGCGGCCCGGGAGGCGGCGGGGTGTTGTAGGCAGCAATCGACCACTCCTTAAGCGAGAGTGGGCCGGGCCGCCAGTAATAGCGGCCGTCGAACCGCTGGTGCCACTGGCGGATGCGGCTCGCTTCCGCTCGGCTCGTTTGAGCGATCATGGCGCGGGCCACGTGACTAGGATGCCTGCGATTTGCATTGAGGTTGGAGGCGGGCTGGAGCGCACTTTGACGTACTGCCCTTCGCAGAACTCGGAAAAAATTTGAATACCGTTTTCGGCACTCACCTTTATTTCCGAGATTGCCAATTCTCGCGGGGCCGCGCGCAACATTGCCGCAATCGAGTTGATAAGGATCACGTCCCATTCTCCCGGATATCATCGAGGGATGCCGCGGAATAATTGCGGGAGCCGCAGACTAGGAGGCGCATGGCCGGCCCTTCCTTAGATGATGGCCACCGTCGCGCTCGCGTCGAACACGCTGCCCATCGGAACGCGCGCCGCCGCTAACCTCGCGGAGATGACGCGGACAGAGAAGACCGTCGTGAGGGGCGACGATATGGATACAATTGAAAACAGGCGGCGTCCATTTTTTGTGGCGTGTGGAGTTGGTGAAGGTTGGCCATGCGCAAAGGCCGTTGCGCTTATCGAGTAAGCCCATCAGATATCTCCGCCGCGGCTGCGCCAATTAACGATTAAGTCGCGCTCCTCTAACGCTTCCACAACACGAACGGCGGCCGGGTCGCAGCCGCAGAGCGGCCAGTTGCAATCCTCACGGTCATTACGAGACGCGCAAACGATATCCGGGTTGGCGGCGCAAAAGTCATCGTATAGCAATTCGTGGTGAAGGATATCCGTACCGCCTTTGCCGGAGATATAGCCGAGCGCGTGAACGTCACCGCCCGCGAGCCACGTTTTGAGAATGTGGTTTGATATTTGAATCGGGCCACCGATGCTCGTAACGAACTTGATCACTTGGGTTGCGGAGCCGCGCATTTAGATAGCCTTCCCGGTTATGATCGTCTTGATTTCTTCCGCGATGCCGCGGGCAACGTCGAGTTGTTCCCGCAAACAGCCGATTTCCATCGCGGCGAGCCTGCACACCTCGCGCATTTCTGAGATTGAGCCTTCAAGCTCTATCTTCCTAAGAGCCGCGATTGCTACAAGGCGGGTACGGATGTCCATTACGCGCACCGTTCGGGATGTGGGCAGGGGCGGCCGGTGCTAGGGCAGATGATGGGCGCGAAGAGGGCGCGGGCCTTTAGGCGGCGTTCCACCTCGCGAGGGTCCGCAGGCACTAGGCGGCGGCCTTGCGCGTCGCGGAGAAGGTCGGGAAGGAACTGGCCGCGGGCGGCCTTCTCCGGTATCGGGCGAGGCGAGCGGGAAGACGTGAAGCTAAGGCGGTTCATCTGGTATCCTTTCTGCTTGGGGCGAGGAGCGCCGTTAGGGAGACGGGAGCGGCGGCGTTGATAGGCTCTAGTTCGTCGGCGGCGGCATCGGCTGCCCATTCGGTGAGGTCGCGCCAGCCGCGGCTTTGGCAGTGCCCGTGGTGACAACGGAAAGCGCCATAGTGGCCGTTATCGGGGGCAGGCTCGCGGATAGCCGCGCCGGTATCGGCATTGTTTGAGTGGTCGTCCATCCATGGACAGTGCATTTCCCGCCAGCCGCTTAGGTCGGAGGTTTCGCGCTTGAACATATTGCGGTGATCGAGGAAGCGGGAGATGGCGAAGAACGCCTTGATGCGGTCGCGCGCTACGTCGGTCGGGATCGTTCGCAGGGGCGCCGGCCGCCCGGCTAGCTCTAGCCTGAAGGCCTTGACTAGGGCAGGGATCGAATAGCGGGCCGCGGGTTCTAGTTTGTGCATTGCACAAACGAAACCCGCGTGACGCGGTTTCCCGTTCGTAAAGCCGGGCAGACGGCCGACGCGGGTGACGCCGGACATGCCGGGGTCGTTGCCTAGAAGATTACTTGAGATGAACGCCCGGATAACGCTGTCAAAGCGGAGACGGTCGGGCTCCGGCGTTTCGAGGAAATACCAATGTTGTTCGTTGCCCGGGCTCGTTTCGATAACGGCGCTCGGCGGCAGGGCCGCGACCGTGGCGCGCGGAACCTTAGTTCCCACGTCGTCCACCATGAGAGCATGGCCGGCAGCGAAGGTATCGCCGCGCCGTCGATAGGTGCCGTCCGGAGCTTGCCCGAAAGAAGAGACGGTGACGTAGGCGTTGTCGCGACGGCCGAAGGGCAATCCTTCGTCGGCAGGCGACCACGGGCGGGGGCGCCAGTCGCGGGGCTCCGCGGTGTCAGGGTCGCCCTTGAAGCCGCAAAGGATAAGACGCTGGGAGGGCGGCATATGGGCCGCTAGCGCGTCTAGGAAGAGGAAGGCGGGGGCCTTAACCATGACGGTCTAGGTAGGCTTGCTTGCGGGCCGCGTTAATAGCCGCGGTGGTCGGTTTCGCGTTCTCGGCTATGCGTTCGGACTTGCGCAGGCGGATTGCCTTGCGGTCTATTTGCCGCCCAAACATGGCGTTGAGTCCGTTAGGATACATTGTTTTATTGCGGTTGATCGAGCTTTTCTCGCAGGCGTCTAGCTCCTCTAGCGGCACGTTCTCCTGAAGAATTATTAGCTCTGGAGGGCCGAATTTATGCCAATGTCTGTAAAGCGGCGTGAAAGTTAGGCCGCTGTCCGCGGTGCTTTTATGGACAAAATATCGTTTTCCAGCACAATTTTTCGCTTGCCCGATATAGGATTTGCCGTCCGGGAAGCGCAGCTTATATATCTCTCTCATCGCCAAGCGCCCCAAAGATGGGCATCGATTTTAGTCGGGAAGTTGTAGCCGTTGGGCGTTTCGGTATCGAAAACCTTGATTGCACGGTCGGCAGACGGCTTTAACTGTCGATGCTCTAGGACCGCGAGAATCGTTAGGGCGGGCTCGCCTAGGCGCCGAAAGGCATCGGCGAGAGGGGTTTGCCTGCCGTGGGCCGCGTCCCACCTATGCTTTCGCGCAGCCTTTAGGCCGCTGTAGATCGTCCGACCGATAAAAGACCGGCCATCGCTGAAATCGAGCTTGTATAGCTCCGGCATCGTTTCCTCCCCGCTTAGGCCGCGAAGCTGCGCCTAAGACGGAGGGGAAAGCAATAAGTTTTATTGTCGGTCGAATTATGCAGGAAAACGAGCGGGCCGCGAGGCTATGTTGCGATTTCCTGCTACGCGGTGCGTTTTTAGAAAAGCAAGTTTTTTCGTATCGTTAAAACTTGCAATCAACCCTTGTTATACGACTATAGTAAAACGATTTCCGGGTAATATAATTTCGCGAAAGGGTCGATTATTCGGCTCTAAAGAGCAAAAAAAAAACAGAAAGGGGTTGGTTGCTTACCAGTGTAAACGATACGAAAAAATTAGCCTTTTGCAAAAAAGTATGCGCGCGAACGGATTATCGAGAAAGGCGCGGCTTTCGTGGGTTATCCGGGCTTTAGCCGAGAGGGCGGCCATAAAGGGCGACGAGATTTCCACGGTTTAACGAGGTTTCTTTCGGTCCAACATCGATAAAGCCACGGCCTGCATGAAACGGAACGATTTTTAATTTTCTTGGGAACCTTTTTGCAGTTTCCGCTTGCTATCGGGCGGCTGATGGGCGCAGCATCCGGCGCCGGCCGTGAAAGGGTGTAATTGATTGCACCTGACCGCTCGGAGATTGTTCGCGGGGGATGTAATCTGTTATCTTGGCACGTTGCAACCGTCAATCCATTCTCAGAGCTTCTGGCTGAAGAGCATCTGAAGGCCGCCGGTTTCCAGCCGTTCAATCCCAAGTGCAGGATTGCCCGCGTTACCCGCGGCCGGAGGGTGATCACTGAACGCCCATACATTCCGGGGTATATATTCATCCGCTTTGACCGGGACGACGACGAACGGTGGCCGCGCATAAATCGCACACCGGGGATCAGGTCGCTTTTGTACGCTACCTACGATAGGCCGGCGCCTATCCGGGAAGAGGCGATGGAGCTTATCCTAGAGCAGTGCGCCGGGGATTACGTGATCGAGGCGGAAGCCGACAAGGTTCTGGCCAAATTCATTCCGGTCGGAAGCCGGGTGAGGATCACCGCAGGGACGTTTGAGGGCCATAGCGGTCCGGTAACTCTCGCGCATGCCGAGAGGGTGGACGTTATCCTGAACATTTTTGGGCGGCCAACGAGAGTGAACGTGCTGCCGGAACAAGTGGAGATGATTAGTGGCTGCGCCTAAAAAGAAACGCAAGCCGCGCCCTAATCTTGTTGTACCCGTAAGTAAATCATCGGGCGCGCCGCAGCTTTACAAACCTGAATACGATCTATTGGCCGAGAAGGCGGGCCGGCTTGGCGCGACGAACGCGACGCTGGCATATTTTTTCGAAGTTTCGGTTTTCACGATTGAGCAATGGCTGCGGGACAACGCGACATTTTCAAGGGCCTTGCACAACGGACGCTCTTGGGCAGACGCCAACGTGGCCGATAGTTTGTATCGGCGCGCAATCGGATACGATAATCCCAACGCGGTGAAAATCCTCGCGAACAAGGACGATCCAGAGAATCCGATTTACGCGCGGTACACGGAGCATTACCCGCCGGAAGTCAAGGCTTGCATGTTCTGGCTCATTAATCGCCAGCCGGATTTGTGGCGCGAGAAGATCGATAAGGCAGAGGAATCGAACGGCAACACCTACAACATCGTAATGCAAATGGCCGCTCCGGCGGGCAGCGAGGCAAGCCGTGCGCCCCGGATCATCGAGCACAGCGAAGGCTAAGCCCAAGACGATTCGCTACACTAGGCCGTGGCTATACCCCAAGCAGGAAACCGCTATTTTCAATCCGGTCGATTGCACGGGCGCCCCGGCGCGGTTCTCCTTTGTCGAGGCAGGGACGAAGACCGGCAAGACGGTCGGTTGTATCGCGTGGCTATTCGAGCAGGCGTTATTCGGGAAGCGCAATAACAACTATTGGTGGATTGCGCCGGTCTTTGCGCAGGCAAAGATCGCCTTTACCCGCATGAAAAACGCCTTTCCGCCCGGTACGTTCACCGTAAATGAAAGCGATCTAAAGCTAACGCTCGCGCTAGTCGGCACCGTGGTATGGTTTAAGTCGGCAGAGAAGCCGGACAACCTATATGGCGAGGACGTTTTCGCGGCGGTGTTCGATGAAGCGTCGCGCGGCCGGGAAGAATCTTGGTATGCGCTGCGCTCCACGCTCACCGCGACGCGCGGCCCGGTCCGGTTCATCGGCAACGTCAAGGGCCGCAAAAACTGGTTCTATGCCCTTGCACGCAAGGCCGAAGCCGGCGAGCCGGGCAGCGCCCAATACAAGATCGTAGCTAGCGACGCGGTGACGGCAGGCGTCCTAGCAGCGGAGGAAATCGAGAGCGCACGGCGCGATCTTCCGGAACAAGTCTTCCGTGAGCTATACCTCGCGGAGCCTAGCGACGACGGCGGAAACCCGTTCGGCCTCGCGGCAATCGCGCGATGCGTCGCGCCGCTATCGGAGCGCAAGCCCGTGGTCTGGGGATGGGACTTGGCGAAACACGTTGATTGGACTGTGGGCATCGGACTCGATGACGCGGGCTATGTTTGCCGTTTCGAGCGCTTCCAGAAGCCTTGGGACGCAACGATGGCGCGCATCATCTCTTGCACCGGCCGGCTGCCGGCGCTGATCGACTCGACGGGCGTGGGCGACCCTATCGTGGAGTTGCTCCAGAAAACGCCAAGCGCGCATTTTGAAGGTTATTCGTTTAGCTCCAACTCAAAACAGAAGTTGATGGAAGGACTCGCGGTCGCCATCCAAGGTAGCGAAGTGCATTTCCCGGACGGGCCGATCCGCAACGAGTTGTCTGATTTTGAGTATGAATATACACGGACGGGCGTTAGGTATTGCGTCGATCCTGCAACGCCGGTCCTCACTGATGATTTGCGTTGGGTTGACGCCGCGTCCTTGTCGCCCGGGGACGGCCTTTTAGCTTTTGACGAAAATCCCGTTGATAGAAAAGTGAGACGCTGGAGGCGCGCGCGTGTTACCGCAACGGAAATTATTGAACGGCCTTGCTATCGGCTTACGATGGAAGACGGAACTGTCATAGTTTGTTCCGCGGAACATCGTTGGTTGGTCGCGAGCAATAACGGGCCTGCGCTGTGGAAACTTACTTCGGAGCTTCGCGGCAGACACGAGTGGTCGCATTCTCTCCGGTTCACTCCGCATCGTTTGATAAAACCTGTTGACGTTTGGCAAGAGGCAACTACTTATCAAGCGGGTTATCTTTCTGCGGCTTTCGACGGCGAAGGGACGTTGTCGCAACATCGCAGAAATGATAGACGTGAGGGATTCCACTTCCGGTTGAGCATCGCCCAGCGCGAGAACGCTATGGCGGCGGAAATTAGAAAAACCTTAGCGGCCTTTAATTTTTCTTGGGCGGAATCCGCCGGTAACGGAACAAACAAAGACGTTTCCGCGTTCGGAGTAACCGGCAGGGCGAGGGAAACGCTTCGGCTTCTCGGTCAAATTCGCCCGAAACGTTTGTTGGCTAAATTCGATCCTGACAAAATCGGCGCGATGTGGAGTGACGAAAATTGTGCAATCAAGTCGATTGAGTTTTTAGGTGATCGCCCGGTTGTGGCTATGGGGACGACTAGCAAAACTTTCTTGGCCGCGGGGTATGCGTCGCATAATTCAGCGCCTGAAGGATTCCACGACGATTGTGTGTGTAGCCTCGCGCTCGCGGTGATGCAAAAGTCGCACGCGCGCCGGCCGTTGCTTATCAGCGACGAGTTGCTGCGCCGATCGGCCATGGTAGGGAGACGATGATTGAACGCAGCAGCGAAGAGCGCAGAATGGCGCCGCAAGCGCGCGCTGCGCCTCGCGGCGGCCAGCAAGCGTGCGGCAACCCGCGCCACCGGCTCCGCTGCCGTTGCGCCCCGTCACGTTTCGACAAAGAAGCCGCTGTCGGTCAAGAAGGCCGTCGCGAACCTAAGCGCCGTCCTAGAGGAGACCATCGCCCTTCCTAACCCGCCGCCGTGGGTGAAGGTATCGGACGCGCTGTTGCTGGGATCGGCGCGCAAGCGGAAGCAAGCGATCTTTGGAGACACCGCATTCACCCTGCCGGCTTTCCCGCCGCGTGTCGCGCCGGCTGCCGGCGGGATGGCGCTCGATACGCAGATCATCGAAGTCAATTCGTGGGCTGCCGCGCAAGTCTACAACGGCGCCTATGCAAACGGGCAGGCGTTCATCGGCTATACCGCGCTCGCGGAGCTGGCGCAGATTCCCGAGTATCGCCGCATAACCGAAGTCACCGCGACAGAGATGACCCGAAAATGGATTGTCTTCAAGGGCGGAACGAAAGCGAAGATCAAGCAGCTAGAAGCGGAGATGGTGCGGCTAGACGTGCAAGGGGCCTTTCGCAAGATGGTGGAGCTTGACGGCTTCTTTGGTCGCGCTCACCTCTACATCGACACTGGCGACACCGACAGCCCGGACGAGCTTAAGACCTCGATAGGCAACGGGCGCGACGCCGCGACGGCTGCAAAGTTAAAGGGCAAGATAGGTTTTTTGAAAGGTATCCGGCCGGTGGAGCCGGTCTGGTGCTATCCGCTCAACTACACGAGCAACAACCCGCTGCGAGCCGACTGGTATAACCCGCAGTCGTGGTCCTCGATGGCGAACGAGATTCACGTTTCGCGCTTCCTCACCTTCGTCGGGCGCGAAGTGCCGGACATGCTGAAGCCGTCCTATGCGTTCGGCGGCCTCTCGCTTTCACAGATGGCGATGCCCTACGTGAACAACTGGCTGCGCACACGGCAGGCGGTCGCTGATCTTATCTGGAGCTTCAGCGTCTCGGGCGTTAAGACCGACCTTTCCACGATCAACGCGGATAACGGGACGGAGCTTTTAAAGCGCATCGCCTTCTTCGCGAACCTCCGGACGAATCAAGGAACGATGGTCCTTGATATGGATAAGGAAGAGTTTTTCAACGTCTCGGTTCCTCTCGGCGGCCTGCACGAATTGCAGAGCCAAGCGCAGGAACAGATGTGTTCGGTTATCGGCATCCCGGTGGTGAAGTTTCTAGGCATCCAGCCTGCCGGCATGAACGCCTCTAGCGAGGGCGAGCTAACGACGTGGTATGACTGGATTGCCGCCTTTCAGGAAAAATTCTTTAGCGTGCGTCTCGGCACGGTGATCGACTTTGCACAACTAAACCTCTGGGGCGAAATCGATCCGACGATAACTTTCGAGTTTGAGCCGATGCGGGAGTTGACGGAGGCAGAGCAGGCAACGGTCAATAAGACCAAGGCGGACGGCGACGTCGCCCTAGTCGGCGCCGGCATCCTAGACCCCACGGAAGCCCGCGAGCGCCTCTCTAAAGACCCGCAGTCAGGCCACGAGGGCATCGATATCGAGGACGTGCCGTCGCCCCCCGGGCAACCCGGAGAAGAGGGCGCGGCACCTCCGGGCGACAACGACCTATCGAGCATGTTCAACCTAGGCCCACGCGACCCGGGCGCCGTCGCAGAGCGCGAGGACCGCACGCGGGAGCCGCGCGACGGTGAACGCCGCGACGACCGGCAAGAGGGCCGCGGTCGCGAGGACCGCAAGCGCGCGCCACGAGAGTTTGAGAGGGCATGATGTCTTACCTATCGCTTATCCGCCCCGCGCGCCCGGCTATCGTTGACCAGCTTGCGCTCGATTCCGCGCTGGCGGCCGGCGCGAGCGCTGCCGCAGAAAAGTATTCTAAGCGTGCCCATGCCGAAGAGCCAAACGGGCCGCCACAAAAGACGCCGCAAGCTAAGTGGTAAAGCCTCTAGCCACGCTGCCCGCCGTTCGCCCTAACGCCGGCCTGACTCAGCTATACAAGCGCCGCCTCTTGCGCCTCTTGGACGATATGCACCGCTCGGTAGCTTATTGGGTGCAGGCCGCGTATCGCGCGAACGAGCCGAAGGTGGTGGCGCTCGCGGAAGACGCGACGCCGGCCGATATCATGAGCAAGGTGATCGAAGAGCTAAAGAGCCGTTGGTTTCTGCGATTCGAGAAGGGCGCCGAAGAGTTGGCCGCCTACTTCGCGCAATCGGCTTACAAGCGTTCGGATAAGCAATTGCAGGCCATCCTAAAGCGCGCCGGCTTCTCGGTGGAGTTCAAGCTAACCGCCGCGCAAAAGGATATCGTCGCGGCGTCCATCAACGAAAACGTCGCACTGATCAAGTCGATACCGGAACAATACTTTAAGAACATCGAAGGCTCGGTTATGCGTTCGGTCGCGACGGGCCGCGATGTAGGTGGGCTCGCTAAGGAATTGCAGGCAACCTACGGAGTAAGCCGCCGTCGCGCCCAGCTTATCTCTCTCGACCAGAACAACAAGGTGACGGCGAGCTTGCAGCGCGCTCGACAAATCGAGATAGGGTGCGAAGAGGCAATCTGGATGCACTCGCATGGAGGCAAGACGCCGCGGCCCTCGCACGTCGCGAACGACCGCAAGCGCTACAACGTCAAGGACGGGTGGTTTGATCCGGATGAGAAAAAGGTTTGTTGGCCCGGAACTTTAGTGAATTGTAGATGTACCTCTAAACCCATCATACCCGGTCTAATTCTTTGAGAGGGACCACCATGATCACGATTGTCGTTTGCCTCTTCTCCGGTATCGCGGTTGGCCCGCTCGGGATGTTCGCGATTCTCTATTGGTCGGTCGGTCGCTAATGCTCGACTGGAAATCCCGTCGGCTTGCTGAGTGTGCGCTCGACGCCGCGCTTGCGCGCGACGAACAGGAGCGCGCGCCGGACGGGAAATTCGGCACGGGCGGGAGCGCGCAAAATGCGTGGCAGCATAAGCAGGCGGCGAGCGAGCATAAAGAGGCGCATGCCCATCTAACCGCGAAAGGCAACAGCGCGGCGGCGGCGGCTCATGCGACGGCGCACAAGGCGCATTCGGAAGCGTCTCGTTTGCATGCCGCTGGAAGCACGAATTACGCGGCTGCCGGCGCAGCGGCACGGCATCTGTCCGGGAATGCTTATAAGAAGGCCGCGGGTTAATGCCTCTCGCTAGCGGCATCCTCTTTACGACGCGCGACGCGCCGGCAACGATCCTGTTGGTGAAGCGCGCTCTCACGGAAGAGAATTACGGCGGATATTGGTCGCTGCCCGGCGGCAAGATCGACGCAGGCGAAGTGCCGGCCGATGCCGCGGTGCGCGAGTCGAAAGAAGAGATTGGCTATGAGCCCGTTGTCGGCGACCTGGAGCAGATAAAGGCCGACGATAAATTCGTCACTTTCCGTTGTTACGTCGATGGCGAGTTCAAGCCGTTCCTCAACCCGGAGCATATCGACTATCGGTGGTGCGCGCGCGACGATCTCCCGCGCCCCGTGCATCCCGGGGTGCTAGCGATGCTCGGCGGCCTCGCGGCCGATGAGTTCAAGGAAGGCGATCATCCGCGCGCGGAGAACGGACAGTTTGGCTCTGGTGGCGGGGGCGAAGGAGAGGCGGTTAAAGAAAAGCCGACGATTTCGCAGGAACATCTCGAAAGCGTTACCGCCGCCGCGACATATCGCGCAATCAAGCTCGGCTATCCTGCGAGCAAGATCAAAGTGGTCTCTTACTCACCTGCTACTTACAAGCTCGGAGATGTTGAATTTAAGCCGGGGGCAGAAGCGTATACCGGACCGGGTCATCCGGAACATCCCAAAGGCACCATTGTCGTTTACGCCGGTCAAACGAATCCAGAACATATTCACGGTCTCATGGCGCACGAAGTAATGCACCAAAAATTCGAGACCGTATTGGATAAGGCGCGCGACGAGAAAAAAGATATCATGAACGAAATGGACCGATTGACCGCCGAAGGAAAAGACCCGTGGCGCGACGGTCCGTTAAAGGCTTCTGGTGAAGTGCGCGAGAGTTACGCAGGGCGTTGGCCGGTGTACGAAAAAATTGATCCCATCCTTTCCGGAAAATCGTCAAAGCTCGCGAAAGAAGACGGCGTTACGGACTATAGCCGCATGTGGTGGGACGCTCATAAAAAGGGGCACGCCAATACTAAGCAGGCGATTCATGAGACGCTCGCGGAGATGGCGAACAATCATCACGTCACCGGAGGGGAGGCGCGTTTGCTGAATCCCGGCCTTAAATCGAAGAGCGCGACCGGAGGCAGCAAGACGTGGCGCGATCTTTTCGCCGCCGTGAACTCTCTATACGAGACTCATAAGTGATAATTCCAGAAACCGTCGCAGGACGCCCCGCCTTAGTCGCTTACTTCACGGGCGACTTTGATCCTGTCGATGATAAGAAAGACGCGACCGGCGCGAAGGTTATATTCACAGACGATAAGGAGCCGCGCCAACTAATTCTTAGCGCCGCGAACAAATCCGTGACGGATTGCGCGCTAGACGCTAAGCCGGCAGAATATTTCGTCATCGCCATGGATCGCGCCGTAGGACCGTTCGCGACGCAAGCGCTGGCAGACCGCGCGGCAGCGCTGCTAATCGATCCAACGCCGCCCGGCATTGCCTTTGATAAGAGCGCGCGGGTCAAGACGGTCGACGGCTACCTGATCCGCGAAGGATGCTTCATTTCCAAGGCATGCGTCTCGCCCTACAAGGGCAGTGAGATTCCGGATTACGACAAGCTAGGGTTGAAGGCGGACAAAATCTATCAGCTACTCCGCGACCCGGCAGAGCTAGAGAAGGGTGCCGGCACGTTCAACGGCCTGCCGCTCCTCTCGACTCACGAAGCGAATAGCGCGGACGACCATAAGGACAATCTGGTGGTCGGCGCGACGGGAACGAAGGCGCGTTTCGAGGCGCCCTACCTAGTCAATGATCTGGTTATCTGGCCACAGGACGCTATCGACGGAATCGAAGACGAAAGTCAAAAAGAAATCTCTTGCGGTTACAGATACACGCCGGACATGACGCCGGGAACCTACGAAGGCGTGGCCTACGACGGCGTGATGCGTGGCATCGTCGGCAATCACGTCGCGCTAGTCAAAGAGGGCCGCGCCGGGCCTGATATCGTTGTCGGTGATTCTGCGATCAACCTACTAGAGGAGTTACTCAACATGCCTGCAAAGAACGCTGTGCTGAGCCGGACGGCGGTACGGATTCAGGGGGCGCTCTCCGGGCACCTCCTCCCGAAGCTCGCCAAGGATGCGAAGCTCGACCTGTCCAATATCCTCGCGAAGGTGACGCGCAAGTCTCTGATGGCGAAGGACGGCAAGCCGAAGCCGGATGCGGTCGCGATGATCGTGAAGCTGGCGAAGGATGCGGTGGAGCCGATGCTTGCGCCGGAAGCGAAGGCTGCCGGCGGCGCCGGTCCCGATGACGTGATGATGAAGCTCATCGAACACGCTTTCGAGGCGGGCGCCGCGGAAGCTCCGTCGCTCGACGTTCCGGCGCCGGCTGCTGACCCGGGCGCGGTCGAAGAGCCGGGCACGGCGGACCCGGCAGCGTCGGCCGGCAAGAAGTCGCTGGCCGACGTTCTCAAGGCACGCGGCATGAGCGACGACGACATCAGCGCTATCGAGGGCGAGATGGGCGGCGAAGAGGACGACGACGGCGCCATGGACGAGACCGACGAGGACAAAAAGAAGCGCGAGGAAAAGGAAGCTATGGGCAAGGCTACCAAGGATGCTGACCTGAAGGTTGGCAAGACCGCGATGGACGCCGCGATCAAGGCCGCGGTGACTGCGGAGCGCGCCGCCTCGCGCGCCGTGCAGGAAGCTCGCGACTTTGTCCGGCCGTGGGTGGGCGACGTTGCCATGGCGCATGACAGCGCTCTCGCGGTCTACACGACCTCGCTAGCCGCTCTAGGCGTGGATACGGCGGGCGTTAAAGACCCTGCCGCTCTCCGGCTGGTACTAGGACATGTCCCCAAGCCGAATGCCCGTGCCGCGCTCGCTACCGGCGTTGCAATGGACGCTGCGAGCGCGAAGAGCCTCGCGGAACGCTTCCCCCACGCGGCGAAGATCGCCATCAACTAAGAACACGAAAGGAGATAGAAAATGGCTAACGGTTTTCAGACCGCAGTGGGCAGCACCCCGGCATTCGGCATTGCTGGCGACTTCGCTTCCACCAACCCGCTTTTCAGCGTGGACGCGGGGCCGCAGGGTTTCGTGTCCGGGCCTTCCGGGTGCGTCATTGGCCGCTTTGCTTGGGCGACTGCCCCGGCGGACGGCGACGGCTACCCATCTCAGGTCTCCAACTTCGGCGTCGGCGCCCCGACCGGCTTCGTCGCCTCGGAACAGCAGGGCCTCAACACCACCTTCCTGCTCGACGCCTCGCTGGCTATCCCGGCGGGCTTCGCTATGGGCCTCTTCTCCGGAACCGACTTCTGGGTGAAGAACGACGGCCTGACGCAGGCCGTGCCGGGCGGCACCGTCTACACAGAGATGGCGACCGGCAAGATTCGCCCGGATGCCGCAACCGGCGTCGCGACGGGCACGATCGCCGCCCAGACCTTCTCGGTTACGGGCGGCATCGCGAACGACATCATGACCGTTACCGCGGTCGGGTCGGGCACGCTCTACCCGGGCGTGCTGATCACGGTCGGCGCGGCCTCTGGCACTAAGGTTGTCTCGCAGATCAGCGGCACGACCGGCGGCGTCGGCGTCTACTCGGTGAGCATCCCGGAGCAGAACGTCGCGGCCGGCACGACCCTGTCGGGCACCTATGGCCTGTTCACTGCCGTCTCCGGCCTCACCGGCTCGTTCGGCATTGGCTCTATCCTCTCCGGTGCGGGCGGCGGCGGCGTTACGACCGCGACCACGATCACCGCGCTCGGTACGGGCGTTGGTGGTCTCGGAACCTACATTGTGGACTTGACACAAACGGTCACTAGCACGTCGATCACCGGCACGCTGACCGTTGCGACCAAGTGGAAGTTCATGAGCAGCGCCCTGCCGGGCGAAGTCTGCAAGATGTCTAGCCAGCCGCTCGGCTAACCGGAAAGGACAAGGAAAAGAAAATGAATTTCACCGAAGCACAGACCCGGTTCGCCGCAGAGCGCGGGTTTTTCGAGGAGCGCGGCGTTATCATCGAGGGCGCGCGTTCCTATCTGCCGGACGAGTTTCGCCGAAACTTCAACCTCGCGATGGACGCCTACCCCAGCTTGACGACAGACCCCAACTCGGCCGTGATGGCGATGCTCACGACCTACGTGGACCCATCGATCTACGAGGTGCTTTTCTCGCCGCTCAAGATCGCGGAGTATCTGGGCGAGAAGAAGACCGGCGATTGGGTGACGGATACCGCCGCCTTCCCGGTGGTCGAGCATACCGGCCAGACTAGCTCGTATAGCGACTGGTCCAACAACGGCATGTCGCGCGCAAACGCCAACTGGCCGCAGCGGCAATCCTACAACTTCCAGACCTTCGTCATGTACGGCGACCGCGAGCTTGCGCGTGCGAGCCTCGCCAAGCTGAATTGGGTCTCGGAACTCGACAAGGCCGCCGCGAACAACCTCAACGTCAACTCCAACCTCACCTACGCCTACGGCGTGCGCGGCCTCCAGAACTACGGGATCATGAACGACCCGAATCTGCCGGCGGCGATCACTCCGGCGACGAAGGCCGCAGGCGGCGTTACGTGGTACACGTCGGGCGGCACGCCCAACGCGACGGCGAATGAAGTCTACAACGACATCCTCGCGCTTTTCAACGCGCTGGTCGTCGCCAACGCCGGCCTCGTGGACGCGGATACGAAGATGACGCTTGCCCTTGGACCGGGACCGGCCACCGCGTTCCAGTTCACCAACAGCTTCGGCCTCAACGTCAAGGCGCTGCTCAAGGAGAACTTCCCCAGCCTTCGCATCGTCACCATCCCGCAGTTCGGGACGCAGACGGCGGCGAACAACAACGGCAACCCGGCCGGAAACCTCGTTCAGCTTATGGCCGATAGCGTCGAGGGCCAGCAGTCGGCGTTCTGTTCCTTCACCGAAAAGCTGCGCACGTTCCCGATTGTGCGCGAAGCTTCCGGCTACAAACAGAAGCAGATGAGCGGAACGTGGGGCACCATCATCCGCATGCCGGTGGGCTTCCAGCAGATGTTGGGGGTCTAAGTGGTCGATCCGAAAATGACGCGCGCCCAGATGGAAACCGCGCTCAACGAAAGCATGGAGCGCGAACGCGCGCTTCAGGAACGTCTTGCCGTGGTCGGGCCGCGCGGTGAGAACGCCGCGACGCTCGCCAGCGGTGCGAGCGCGGCGCCGTCCTCGGGAGGCGACAAGGTGGTTGTCGCCTCGCGGCTGCCGATGGGCATGAAGCTCCGGAACTTCCGCATGGTCACGATTTCGGAATTGGACCGGCAGGGCAACAACAAAGATGTTCGCGTTGCGGAGCCGCAGGGCGAGATGATCTTTATTCACGGCGTTTCCCATCCTCTCAATGAGGCGCCGCGCTGTCGGATTATCTGGGGCTATGCCTTCACGGAGGGCGTCGATAAGGAGTCGCTTGATGCGTGGATGCGGGACAATGAACGTTCGGCTTTCGTCGTCAATCAGCTCATTTTCGCGGAGTCGTCTTTCGAGCGCGCGATGAACCGCGCGAAGGAAAACGAGAAGCGCCGGAGCAACATGGAGCCGCTGGACATGGAGAACGATCCGCGCGCGCCGCGCACTCCGGAAAACATGGCGCCCATCTCTCTAGAGCGCATGCCGGCCGCGGCCTAACATGAGCGCCGCCGTCACCTTCGACTACGCCGCTTGGATATTGAGGTATCCGGAGTTTTCGGCCGTGCAAGAGCCGACTGCCGCCGAATACTTCAATGAGGCGACGATTTATTGGAGGAACGACGGCACGTCGCCATGCAGCACGACGGCGATCCAGTCGATGCTGCTCAACATGCTCGTCGCGCATATCGCGGCGATCTATAGCCAGAGCGCGGGAGACCAGACGCCGGGCGCCGCGAAGGATGCGAGCGTCCCGGTGGGGCGTATCGCGTCGGCAACGGAAGGCTCTGTAACCGTCGCTTTCGATTCCGGGGCGCCTCCCTCGGAACAGTCGGCGTTCTTCATGCAGACAAAGTATGGCTTTTCATTCTGGCGCGCGACTGCGCAGTATCGCACCATGCGCTATATCCCGGGCCAATTGCAGGCCGGTGGCTTCCCGGGCGCGCGCGGCCTCTTCCCTGCGCGTGGCGCGGGGTGGCGCGGTTACTAAATGGCCACCGCAACGATCAAGGGCGGCGATAAGCTCGACGCCTATTTGAAGCAGTTAAGCGCGAAGGTCTCGAAAGCGGCGACGCTCAACGTCGGCTTCATGGCGGGATCGACGGAACCGGACGGCACGTCAACGCCGATGATCGCGGCGATCAACGAGTATGGCGCGCCTCGGGCCAAAATCCCGCCGCGGCCTTTCTTCCGCAACGCGATCAACAAGAATAGCGAGAAGTGGGGGCCTAACCTCGCGGTCCTGCTGAAGCGATACGACTTCGACGCGAATGCAGCTCTTGAAGTGTTAGGTGACGAGATTATTGGCGAAGTCCAAGAGTCGATCACTGAAATGTTTTCGCCCGCTCTTAGCCCAATCACGATCATGCTGCGCGGCATGAAAGCCAACGATACTAGCCTAAGAGTGACTGGCAAGACCGTGGGAGAGGCTGCCGCGCGCGTCGCTGCCGGCAAGACTAACTACGGCGCCCCAACTAAGCCGCTGATCGATACCGGCACCATGCAACGCAACGTTACAAAACTCGTCAAATAAGGAGATACACCGATGGCCGCTCCCGTTGTAAATATCGATTTCTTTGTTGGCGGCGGCCTTCTCAGCGCCGCGATCCTCAACGAGATTGCAGGCGGTTCCAGCGGCAACGTCGTGGAAACTGGTATCACCACGGCCGGTGACGGCGTGCTTACCGCTGCCGCTCTAGTTGGCGGCCAGATCGCGCGAACCGGCCCGACTGTCGCATTCACGGATACGACCGCGACCGCTGCCGCCATCGTCGCTGCGCTCGGCGCGAATTTCGTCTCTGGACAGACGTTCGACATTCGGATCAAGAACAATACCGGCTTTGCCGAAACGCTTGCGGCAGGAACGGGCGTTACGCTTCCCGGAACAATCATTGTTCCGCCGTTCTCGGTCGGCAATTACTATGGCACGGTCGGCGGAACGGTTGCCTCGCCCACCGTCACGTTGACGCACGAAAGCACGGTTCCGTTGCGCGTCGCGCCCGCGATTTCCTCTCCGGTCGCTACTGCGCTCGGCGGCACGGGCGCCGCGACGATCACCGCGGCAGGCATTAACGGCGGCATCACTACGCGCACGGCGCAGACTGCCGCGCGAACGGATACCACGGATACCGCTGTAGCGATCATCGCAGGCAATCCCGCGCTTGGCACGATCAACGCCGCGGTCGAATATCGCTACGTCAACAACGGAAATTTCCCGATCACCATTGCTGGTGGCGTCGGCGTCACGCCATCAATCGTCACGGTGATTCCGGCAAATAGCTGGGCGCGCTTCCTGATCACGCGCGACGGCACGGCGACCGTCACCATGGTCGGCATCGAGCAAGGATATTTTCCGAAGGTCGGGACGTTCACCGCGAACGGCGCGACGCCGGTCACGGTTGCGGATTCGCGCGTCACCGCCGGTTCTCAGATTGCCGCGACGCTAAAGACAGTCGGCGGCACTCCCGGCGTCTCCGCTCCGGCGGTTGCGACGATCACGCCGCAGACGGGATTCAATATCGCTGCGCTCGCCCTAGACACCTCGGTTTACAACTACGAAATCCGGGGCTAACCATTGAACCTAGCCGCGATAGTTTCCGGCGCCGTCGCGGTAGTCAATCCGCGAGAGCTTCTCAACGTGCGCGTCTCGGTAGGGAGCGCGGACGACGACGCGGGCGTTGCAGTACCGGCCTACGCCACGCCGGGCGGCATTACGGCATCTATTGCGGGGACGGTCCTCACCGTCTCTGCGGTCGCTTCCGGGAAGCTCCTGCCCGGGCAGACGCTCGCGGGCGCCGGCCTAATCTCGGGCACGATAATTGCCGGGCAGCTAACCGGCACGACCGGCGGCGCCGGCACCTATTCGGTGAATGAGTCGCAGACGGTCGCGAGCGAGGCGATGACTACATCCCTGCTAGCGCAGGGGCAAGTTCAGCCGATGCAGTACCGCGACCTTATGCAAATGGACTCGCTGAACGTCCAAGGCACGCGCCGCAAGATTTACCTTTATGGAGAGGTGGATGGCGTGGTCAGGTCGTGGGTTAAGGGTGGCGACCTGATAACCGATACGCGCGGAGATGTTTGGCTAGTCGCGGTGGTTGCGGAGCAATGGAAGCAGAATTGGGTTGCCGCGCTCTGCACCCTGCAAAACGGCTCATGATGATCGATCTTACGGCAAACACAATCGAGGCGTTTCGACTGCTAGATCGCGCACAGCTATTGCTGAAATTGGCTCGCGACGCGAGCTGGCGCCGCATGGATATTCTCACCCCCATTTACGCGGCGGCTTCTATCCGGTGCGCGGAAGCCGCAGGCGCTTTAGCGAGGACAAATGAGCTTCCCTAATCTCTCCAGCACGCTCGCGAACGCCATCGCCGTTTTCTTTAGCGGGTCGCTCTTTGCTCATATCGCGACCAGCACCTATACTCAGGTGAAGTCTGCGCTAGGCGTGTTCTTGGGCGGCAGCGTCAACACCGCGGGCACGACTAGCACGCTCGGTCTGTACGACGGAATTAGCAGCGTCGTCACAATGACGATTGCGTCGCCTTGCGTCATCTCGTGGACCGGACATCCCTTCGTTGCGGGTGGCGCGCTCAAGCTCACGACCACGGGCGCGCTGGCAACCGGCCTGACCGCTGGGACGACTGTTTATGTAAGCGCTACCGGCCTGACCGCGAATAGTTTTCAGGTCGCGGATACGGCAGCCCACGCAATCGCCGGGACCAACAGCATCAACTCCTCCGGCTCCCAGTCGGGCGTGCAAACGGCTTGGGATGTGAGCCGTCCCATCGGGCTCTACACCACGGCAACGCTAGGCGCGCTTCCTAGCGGTCTCAACGGCTCTCAATTCTCGCAGGGCCTCATCGCTATCTCCGCGGATGGGGGCGGCGCGGCGGACCTCACGGTCAATTACGTATGAGCTTTGGCGTGACTCCTAATGAGCGCCAAATATACGTTTCGTTGCGCGCCGCTCTTCTCGCAATGTTGCCGGCCGGAACGCCGGTTAGGCAGGGGCAGATAAACCGCGTTCCGGAACCGGCCCAAGTTGATTTTGTCGTGTTCTGGCCGATAAATAAGACGCGGTTAACGACGAACATGGATGAATTTATCGACGCGGTGTTTACCGGGTCGATTGCCGCGACGGTGATGACGATAACCGCGAAGGACGCGAACTATCCGGGCATTCTGGAAGCGGGAAGCGGCGTGTTTGGAACGGGCGTAACGGACGGCACTAAGGTCGTGGCGCAGCTAACCGGGACTCCGGGCGGCATCGGCACCTATACGATCACCCCAAGCCAAACCGTTGCGAGCAGGACGCTATCGGCGGGCGTCGCGACGTTAGAGCAAGACACCAACTTTCTAGTCCAGATAGACGTTCACGGGCCGAATAGCGGCGATAATTCGCAGACGATTTCCACCATCTTGCGAGATCAAATTGGAGTCGATTATTTTTCCGCCGCGAACGTCGCACAAGGATTCGCTCCAAATATCGTTTGTCCGTTCTACGCGGACGATCCGCGTCAAGGCCCGTTCATCAACGAGGCGCAGCAGTTCGAGAATCGTTACATCGTTGAAGTGCGGTTGCAGGCTAACCAGACCCTAAAAGTCCCGCTCCAGTTCTCTGATGTTCTGGACATTACTTTAATACCGCTCGAATAGGAGACGAAGAATATGGCGACGATTCCGGCAAGTGCCATTGTTGCGGTCAATCCGCAAGTCCTATCTGCCGGCGGCACCGGCCTCACGCTCAACGGCATGATGCTGACAAACGGGACTCAGGTTCCTATCGGCGTCGCCCAGTCGTTCGCGACCGCGGCGAGCGTTGCGGCCTATTTCGGCGCGGGTAGCGCGGAAGCCGCAAACGCCGCGATCTATTTTGCCGGCTTCGACAACTCGAACGTCAAACCCGGCAACCTTTTCTTCGCCCAGTACAACCAGACGGCGGTTGCTGCCTATACTCGCGGCGGCGCGGTTACGGGAATCACCCTTGCCGCGATGGGCGCGTTCACCGGCAGCTTGACGATCGTCATGGACGGTTACACCCACACCACGGCATCGTGCAGCCTCTCCGGCTGCACCAGCTATTCCAACGCCGCGTCGATTATCAATACATCATTGAACGCGACGCAGCCGACGCAGGCGAGCGTTACGGGATCAATTGCGACTACCACGCTGACCGTCACGGCGGTTGGCTCCGGCGCGCTCGCGGTCGGCCAGACGCTTTCCGGCTCCGGCATTACGGCGGGCACCAAAATCACGGCGCGCGGGACCGGCACGGGCGGCACGGGCACCTATACCGTCGATACGTCGCAGACGGCTAGCAGCACGACGATCACGGCGAAGGCAACCGCCGTTGTCGTGAGCTACGATAGCGTTTCCGGTGCCTTCGTCATCACCTCTGGCATTACCGGTGCCCCGTCCACCGTCGCCTTCGCTTCCGGCACGCTCGCGCCGCTCATCTATCTCACGTCGGCCACGGGCGCCGTCCTTAGCCAAGGCGCCGCGCTCGCGGTCCCTGCCGCCTTCATGACGGCTCTTGTTGCTGTCCAGCAGAACTGGGCGACGTTCATGACGACGTTCGACCCGGACGGCGGCAGCGGCAATACCGTCAAGCTCGCCTTCGCGACTTGGAATGGGCTTCAGAATAACCGATGGATGTACGTCTGTTCGGATACGGACGCCAACCCGACGACGACCAACCCGGCAACGTCCTCGCTCGGGTATCTGATCACGGCGGCCGGAATCTCCGGCACGATGCTGATTTACGATCCGACCGGCATATATCTCAATGCCTTCGTCCTCGGGGCGACCGCCTCTATCGACTTCGCGCAGACGAACGGGCGCATCACCTACAAGTTTAAGTCACAGTCTGGCATTACTCCGAATGTGACCGACCTAACCATCGCGAATAATCTGATTGCGAACGGTTACAACTTCTATGGCGCTTACGCGACCGCGGCCAGCGGCTTCCGGTTCTTCGGTCCCGGTTCGGTGTCCGGCATCTTCGTCTGGGCGGATAGCTACATTAACCAGATTTGGTTGAACAATAGCCTCCAGCTTTCCCTCGTTGTCCTGCTAACGCAGTCGCGTTCCGTCCCGTACAATCCAGCCGGCTATGCGTTGATCGAGGCGGCGGTTAGCGACGCGATTAAGGCCGGGCTTAACTTCGGCGCCTTCACTCCGGGCGTCGTCCTCACCGCGCTCCAGATCGCGGAAGCGAACGCGCAAGCGGGCATAGATATCTCGGGCGCGCTCTATGCGACCGGGTATTACTTCCAAGTCCTGCCGGCCGTTGCAGCCACCCGCACGGCCCGCTCTTCGCCGCCTTGCAATTTCTGGTACTGCGATCCGGGCGCGATTCAGTATATCTCGCTGGCCAGCATCGAACTTCAGTAAAGGAAGGAAACACTATGCCCGCCGTTCCCGGCTCAATTACTTCGGCCAATGCGAACTTCACCATCACCATCCCGGGCATCTTCACGGTCCCGGTTGCGCTCAAGGGCTATTCCGCTGAAGACATCTTCTCGATTGACCAGCTAGAGCCGCTGGAAGAGTCGATGGGCCTCGACGGCATCCTTTCGGCGGGATGGGTCTACCAACCCATCAAGCAGACGATCAAGCTACAGGCGAACTCGCCTAGCATCGCCACCTTCGATACTTGGTTCCTCGCGCAGCAGACGCTGATCGATGTTTATCAGGCGGCAGGGCTCATCACCCTTCCCAGCCTCGGGAAAAAGTGGACGATGCTCAACGGGTATCTCAAGGGATACACCCCTATCCCGGACGCGGCAAAGACGCTCAAGCCGCAGACGTTCCAGATCGTCTGGAACCAGATGATTCCGTTGCAGATTTGATTCTGCGGTCTACGCTTTAGATCGCAGAATCAAAAACACCCCGGGCGCAACGTCGCCCGGTTAATGAGGAGGGCACTTTGAGAAAGATAGAAAGAATAACGATCACGGCGGAAGGCCGCGACAAGGATAAGGTATTCGAGCTAACGGAGCTTTCCGCGGCGCAAGCCGAGTGGTGGGCGTTGCGCGCCTTCCGGCTCCTCGCGAAGTCCGGTGTGGACGTAGGGGACAACGAAGGGCTAGGCATGCAGGGCCTCGTCGTGCAGGGCCTTTCCTCCCTCGCGAAGATCGACCCGGAAGACGTTAAGCCGTTGCTGGATGAAATGTGGACATGCGTCCGCATGGTCCCGGACCCGCATCGCAACCCTAGCCTTGTCCGCGTCCTTATGGAAGAGGATATCGAAGAGGTTATGACGCTTATCAGCTTGCGCGCGGAGGTGTTCACCCTTCACACGGGTTTTTCCATACCCGGCGTCCAATCGACCTCGACCACGGAGACGCCGAAACCGGACTCGCTGAATACTCAAACGTCCCGTCCACGGTCGGAATTGTTGTCTCGTCGGGCAAAGCAACCTTAGCGGAATGCCAGACGATTTACTCATTGGAGGACGTATATAACCTAATCGAAATCATTTCCGTCGATTCACATAATCGACGCTACCTACAGAAGATCGCGGACCGAAAAAATCGGAGGAACAGCTAACCCGTGGCGACTGTTGTAGACAGCCTCATCGTTACCCTAGGGCTTGATCCTTCCGGCTTCACCAAAGGCCAGAAGCAGGCAGCCGCGGATTTAGTCAAGACGAAGGCGCAAGCGCAAAGCGTCGCTAAAGACATGTCTGAAAGCGGCAAGAAAGCTGCGGCATTCTTCGGCCAGATGCGGACGCAAGTCCTCCTCCTCTTCGCCGCGTTCACGGGCGGCCGGGGCCTCAAGGCGTTTATCGAGGACGTAGCAGCCTCTAGCGCTGCCGTAGGGCGCACGGCGCTGGTGCTGGGCACGACTACCAACGAGCTATCGAAATGGCAGGGCGCGGTCCGTAGCGTCGGCGGCAGCGCCGCCGGGACCGCCGCTAGCATGGCCTCCCTAGACCGGGTGCTAACGAACATCGCCCTAGTCCCGGGTAGCGCGACCGGCATCCTCCCCTACCTCAACGCCCTAAACGTCTCCCTAGTCGGCAGTGACGGGAAAATTTTGAAGGTGGGTGAGGCGCTTGTTCGCCTTAACCGCGCGACGCAGGGCATGGACAAGCGGCAGGCGTCCAGCATCCTCGCCGGCATCGGCCTAGACCCGTCGCAAATTCAGCTCGTGTTGAAGTCCTCGAAAGAATTTGATGCGATCCTGAAGCACTCCGCGCTTTACGAAACGACGCAGGGCGAGGCGGAGGCCGGCCAGCGGATTTCGACGGGCATAGACACGATAAGCCAAGGATTCGAGAAGCTCGGGCGCATCATAATGGAATGGCTTGAACCGTCTATTACCCGGTTCAATGCGCGCCTAGAGAAAATGATTTTATGGCTGAAGTCGCATCCCGAAGAGATGAAAAAGATTTTCGCCGCGGTCGCGGCGGGCGTCGTCCTTATCGGCGTCGCGCTCGGCGGCCCGATTGCAGGCTTTGCCGCGCTCGGCGCCGCGATTGCCCTCCTCTATAGCGATTGGTCGGATTACAACGAGACGGGCAAGTCGGATTTCGCGGAATTTTATCAATTCGTTGAAGGCGGGTGGATAAAGATCAAGGCCGCAGTGCAGAGCGTTCTTGATTATATCATGCCGACTGCCGGGCCTATCCTTCTCGCGATGAAGGATTTGTTCATAGAAGTATTCAAAACAATAACGTCGGCGCTGATCCTGTTCACGGCGCTCTTCCTCGGAGACGCGGGGCAAATCAAGGCAGCTTGGAAGGCCTTGATCGCCAATATGGGCAAGCTTTGGCTATCGCTTTTCATGGGATTAGGCGCGGCAATCGATAAGGCGGCTCCTGTTATATTCGAGGCTATGAAGCGCGCTTTCGGCGCGTCCTTCAAATGGGTCACTGACCGCGCGAACGTTATCTGGAAAGCGATCACCGGCACCAATCTTTTTGCAGACGAAAAGGACAAATTAAAACCGGAGCCTGAAAAGGAAGCGCCCGGCGGCCCGGCCTCGGCTTCCGGCGGTATCCTCGGAGGGAATCCCGGCGGGATATTCGGGAACGAAATGCAGCGCAAGGCTGATTGGGTCGCCGCGCTACGCCCGAAAGTCGAGGCGGTTGTTGCAGCCTATAACGAGAAAAACGGCTCCAACATCACCGCAGACGAACTGATCGCGCAGGCCGCCGTCGAGACGAATTACGGCGCGGGCGTGCAAGGCAAAAACAACCTCTTCAACGTGATTGCGGATAAAAGCTGGTCCGGCCCGCGCACACGCGGCAGGGATCACGACGTGAACGGCAAGCCTACTAGCGTATTCTTCCGCGATTATGGAAGTGTAGAAGAGTCCATTGCCAACCGCCTTAAGGTGACGCAACAAAGCAATTTCGCCGGGTATAACCAAGCCCGCACGCCGCATGAACGGCACCAAATTCTGGCGAAAGGGGGGTATTTTGTCGCCAAGGACGGCGTAGAAGCGCTCGACGCAACGCTCAAATATATCATCGGTATGGGGGAGATTATCCGGACCCGCGGCCTGAATCAGGTGCTTGACATGTTCCGGCCGGGTGGCAGCGCGACGGAGACCGGCACGGGGCTGGTGCTAGGCGCGCGCGGCAGCGCGAGCGCGAACGGCTTCGCGAGCAACGATAACCGGCGCGGCCCGGTCACGGTGCAGATAGGCGATATCAACATCACCGCGCGAACGAACGACCCGAAGGCGCACGGCGCAGCGGTCGCGGAAGAAATTCGGCGCCGATATGCCGGCCTCGCAGTCACGGGGCTCACCTAACCTATGGCCCTTCCCTTTAGCAATCTCGTCTCCAATATTATCGGAGGCGGACCGAATATAATCACCCAAGACCTCGCGGCCTTGGGCCTGATCGCGCCGCTGTGGGGCATCTTCCCCAGCACATCGCGCACGGGAACCGGCCTAGGGTTTAATCCGCTTCGCGCTAACGATGCAGTCGTGAACGCGGATAACGTTGTGGGCTTCGACTATAAGCAGGATTGGCCGATTGAGGACTACCCCCTAGAGAAGGGCGCTTTCGAGTCCTACAATAAGGTGACAACTCCCTTCACGGTGCGCGTCACCTTCACGTCGGGCGGCAGCTTTACCAACCGACAGAAACTGATCGATTCGATTGCGAAGATCGCGCCGTTGCTCGACTTGTACGACGTGGTGACGCCGGAGATTACCTATCTCGATTGCAATGTAACCCACGTCGAGTATCGCCGCGCGGAGGGCCGGGTGGGATTGATAAAGGTTGACGTAGTTCTGCAACAGATCAACCAATCAGTTAAGACTATCCTAACGACGAAAGAGCCGAGTGGAGCAGAGATAAGAGACAGCGCACTAGTTAGCCCCACTCCGACTACAGAACAATTCTCCCCGGTAAACAACACCTAATGCTTATTATTCCCACCGGCGCGGTTGCTGCGCAACGCCTTTCCGTTATCCTCGCGCAACAGACGGTCACGATCATTTTGCGGCAGCTTGCGACTGGGTTGTATATTAACGTCGAAACGAACGTGAAGCAGATTGTCGGCTTAGTTATCTGCCAGAACCGCAACCGCATCGTGCGCGATGCCTACCTAGGGTTTCTTGGAGATTTTATTTTCAATGATACCACGAACCAAGGGGAAGACCCGATTTTCACCGGACTCGGAACGCGGTTCCAGCTTCTCTATCTCGAAACAACTGATTCGCTCGCAGGTATTGGCTAGATGGTTTTCGTAAAGCGTCGGATCAACATCGAGTTTACGCTTAAAAGCGCGGTATCGGGCGCGTCCAGCTTTCTCGGTCCGGACGGCAAGCCGACCGGGAAGAACACCCTAACCCTAACCGGGCCGCGAGTGCAGGCGAAGATAACAAATATCGGCGCTGGCGGGGCGGCTAACCAATGCCAAGTCTCGATTTACGGCATGCAGCTTAGCCACATGAACTCGCTGTCAACCTTGGGCAAGGTGGTTTTTCTCCTTCCGAAAGATGCCTTCACAATCTACGCGGGAGAAGAAGACCCGTTGCCGGTCGTCTTCTCCGGTGAAGTGATTAACGCCTATATCAATCTGCAAGGCGCGCCTAACACGCCATTTGTCGTGGACGGCCAAGGCGCCTTTAGTTCCAATGCCGCGATTGCGCCCGCCACGTCATACCGCGACGGCGTCGATGTCGCTAGGGTGATTGAATATATCGCCACGGAATTGATGGGGCTGAAATTCGAGAATAACGGCGTTTCGGTGATTATGCCGAAACAGTATTACCCCGGTTCCCCGATGACGCAGCTTATCGCGGCGGCCTACGCCGCAGGCATCGCGTGGACGGTAGAGCGGGGCGTTGTTGCCATCTGGCCTAAAACCGGCGCGCGCCGCGCGAGCAATCCTTTAATCGTCTCCAAGAAAACCGGGATGATCGGTTATCCGACTTACACGGGATACGGCATCACGGTTAAATCTATTTTCAATCCGGCGATCCGTTTCGGGGATCGGATCGAAGTGGAAAGCAGTCTAGACGAAAAGCAAAAGCTTCTTTCCGCATCCGGCCCGTGGAATATATGCAAGCTCGACGCAGAACTAGCGAGCGAAACGCCAAAGGGGCCTTGGCAGATGACGATGGAGTGCATTCGCCCCGGCATCCCGCAACCAGTGCTGAAATAATATGGCAGTTAGAGAAGGCTACGGGCAGGACGGACCTAGCAATACCAACAGCCCGTTCAACCTAACCGCGTTCCAAATCGAACAGATGATAAATCGCATCTCTACGATGAAGATTGTTCAGGTGGTCGCGGTAACGGGCGGCGGCCCGTCTGCAAGCTGTTATGTGGATGTTAACCCGCTGGTCTCGCAAATTGACGGGATCGGGACCGGGCAGCCGCATGGAATTATTCATGACCTCCCAGTCTTCCGTTTGCAGGGCGGCGGCGGCGGTTTCATCATCGATCCCTCGGTCGGAGACGTGGGGATGATGATATGCGCTGATCGCGATATTTCAGTTGTCACTAATACCCGCGCCCCGGCGCTCCCCGGGACGTTCCGCAAATACGACGCGGCGGACGGCGTCTATTTTGGATTGATGAGCTAATGGCCGACCTAAAGCGTTATATCGACCTAACCTCGCAAGAGGGGATCGTTTGGAACGACGAGTGGGGAAACCAGATCATATCGTCCGAAGGCAGCCTAATGCTGACTCCGGATAACGGAACGACGTACATCAAGCTAGAGCCGGGAAAGATCACGCTAATGGCGGCGGAAATCGTCACCCACGCGACCGCGAAGAATGTTTGGGACGCGGGCGGAACTGGCTTTGTCTATCAGCCCGGTGTCATCGACAATTACACACAGGGCATAACCCCTACACCTCATCCCCCTAACCCGCCGGAGGTTCCTACCTAATGGACACTCTGTTGCTCGACCCGGATACTTGGGACTTAGTCCTAAACGCCTCTAACAACATCGCGCTCGCGTCTGCCGTCTACCCGCGCGCCCCGCTAAAGGCCGCGGCCTACGCGCAGGCGCAGGATGCTGCGAGCGCGATCAAGCTATTCCAAGGGGAACTAACCTATGATATTGACCAAGGCGTGCCTTACTTCCAGCAGATACTCGGCAAGCTCCCTCCCGTGCCGTTGATGAAGGCGCGCTTCACGCAGGCCGCGCTGCGCGTGCCGGGCGTCACGAGCGCACAAGTCTTTTTCACGTCTTTTGAGAACCGGGTTTTAATCGGGCAAGTCCAGATCACGAACGCCTCCGGGCGAACCGCGGCGGCGAACTTCTAATGGCCTTCACAACCAGCGTACCTCCTCCCGTCCTGACTCCCACCGGATTTGTTCCGCCGCTGGAGCTAGACATTCTCGCGGGCGTGCAGGCGGACCTAAATACCGCCTTTCAAACCACGCTCGATTTCGGAACGGTGACGGCGCCGACGCCGCAGGGCCAGATCGCGGAAAGCGAGACCGCTTGCATCGGCAACGCCAACGACAATTTCTGTGCGCTCGCGAACGGGATCGACCCGGCCTATGCCTCCGGCCGCATGCAGGACGCGATTGCCCGCATTTATTTCCTGCAACGTCTTCCGGGGCAGTCCACGATTGCGTCGTGCCTTTGCGTCGGGCTCGCAGGAACCGTAATCCCTAGCGGCGCGTCTGCGCTCGCGACGGACGGAACCGTTTACTATGCGGTATCCGGCGGCATTATCCCGCTGGGCGGCAGCGTTACGATTGAGTTCGGCGCGCAATTCGTCGGCCCTATCCCGTGCCCTGCGAATACGCTCAACGTGATTTATCGCACGATTCCCGGGTGGGACAGCATCAATAACCCAACGGACGGCGTGCTTGGTTCTGCCGTCGAAAGCCGCGCCAATTTCGAGGCGCGGCGCGTGCAATCGGTCGCGCTTAACTCGGTCGGTTTCGTGGATTCTGTCTGGGGATCGGTCCTCTCCGTTCCGGGCGTTCTCGACGCTTTCGTTGTAGATAATCCTAACGCCTATCCCGTCGCCTTCACGCCGGATGCTGTCATCATCGGCAGTATCTCCGCGACGACGCTAACCGTGAGCAGCGTTACGAGCGGGACGATTGCTATAGGGCAAGGCGTCACCGGCTCTAGCGGCTCCGGAATCTCGGTCTCCGCAGGAACGGTGATTACCGGCGGCTCTGGCACTAGCTGGACGGTCAACAATAGCCAGACGGTAGGATCAACAACGATGAACCTCGGCGGCGTCACGCTCGGGGCGAACGCGCTTTACGTCGCGGCAGTCGGCGGGACGACAACGGCGGTCGCGACCGCGATATGGAAAAAGAAGTCCCCCGGTTGCCCGTACTATACCGGCAATACGACGGTCACAATTTACTCCTCTGATGTGCAAGTCGGGCCACCCGGACAACCTTACACGGTGGTCTATCAAATTCCGTCTTCGTTGCCTTTCGTTTTTCAAATCAACATCGCGAATAGCGCTCTAGTCCCTAGCAACGCAACCGCCCTAATTCAGGCGGCAGTCATCGCGGCTTTCGCTGGGGCAGACGGCGGCCAGCGGGCGCGGATAGGCTCTACCGTCTTCGCTAGCCGCTTCTATGCGGGGATTAACGCGCTAGGCGCGTGGGCGGAAATCGTTTCGCTATTCATCGTTAACACGAACACGCCGACCGCGCAGTTCACGGCGGCGATAGGCTCGACGTTCACGGCGACCGGCGCCGGGACGAATCTCACGGTCAGCAGCATTACCGGCTACCTATCGGCCGGCGACGTAATTTCCGGCACGGGCGCCGCAACCGGTACCACGATTGTTTCCCAAACTTCCGGGACGACGGGCGGCAACGGCGTATATGTAACGAGCGTCGCGACTAGCGCAAGCTCAAGCGCGATCACGGCGACTTCGACGGTTATGAACGTCACCGCGATTGCCTCGGGCGCGCTCGCGGTCGGACAATTCGCTTTCGATTCGGGCGGCCTAGTAACGGAAGGCACTAAGGTAGCTTCGCAGCTTTCCGGCACGACCGGCGGCACCGGGCGCTATACCCTTTCCGCAAGCTTCCGCGTCACCTCCGGTTCGATCCTAACCGTCCTCCCGACGCTAACGAAGGCAAGCGCGAGCATCGCGCAAGCGCCCACCGTAGTATCAGCTTGCATTCAGGTGACATTGGTATGAAAACTCTAACGAAAATACTGGCAACAATTTTCATCGTTGCCGGCATCATCGCCCCCGCGCGAGCGCAGCTAGGGCCGTCTACCCCCGGACCGATGTACGCCCCTAACTGGTATCAGGGCTATGTTCCGACGCCCTACCAGTGGACGTTGATGTGGTCGAACAAGGTTGATTACGTCGCGGGCGGAATCCCGATTAAATACGGCGGCTGTGGCGCGACGACGGTCGCCGGCTGCCTCGCCAATCTCGGGATCACCGGCGCTGCCGGGAGCATCGTTCCGGGAGCAACTACAATCACCGGCGCCGGGGCGCACGGCAACGGGCTCCTGTGGAATACCGGAGGCGTTCTAGGCAACCTCGCGAGCGCTAATAGCGGCGTTCTCGTGACCAGCGCGGGCGGCGTGCCGTCTATCTCTAGCACGCTGCCTAGCGGCCTTGCCATGGGCACCCCGGCGTCAATCAACCTCGCGAACGGAACGAGTCTCCCCGCTGCCGCGCTCACCGGGACGACGCTTCCGAGCGGCATCGTAACGTCGTCCTTAACGACGGTTGGAACGCTAACCGGCGGCGCGACCGGAGCCGGCTTCACCGTAGCGCTCGGAACGTCCACCGTAACAGGCGCTCTGCCTGCCGCGAATATGCCAGCGCTCACGGGCGACGTAACGTCGTCTGCCGGCGCGGTAGCGACGACGCTAGCGAGCGTCGCGACTGCCGGAACAACGGGATCATCGACAGCCATTCCGGTCATCACCATAGACGTTAAAGGTCGCACAACTAGCATCACGACGGCTGCCGTCGTCGCTCCGGCCGGCACCCTAACCGGCGCGACGCTCGCGGCTAACGTTCTCGGCACTTCGATCACTTCGACGGGCACGCTAACCGGCGGCGCGACCGGAGCCGGATTCACCGTTGCGCTCGGATCGTCCACCATAACCGGCCGCCTCGCCTATGCCAATTTCGTGCAAGGCGCGACGAACACCGTTCCTGCGAACGTTACGAGCGGCACCGCTAATTTTGCGGCATTCTCTATGCCGTCATGTAGCGCAGCATCAAGCGCATTAACATGGACGACCAACACCGGGTTCGGTTGTAATTCCATCGTTCCCGGAACCGGAACCGTTACCTCAGTTTCTGTCGTGACGGCGAACGGAATATCTGGCACCGTTGCGACGGATACCAGCACGCCCGCGATCACGTTGGCTTTAGGTGCGATCACTCCGTCATCTGTGAATAAGGTCGCTATCACCGCTCCAGCGACTTCCGCGACGCTCACGATAATCGACGGCACGATCGTTACCGGGCCTCCCGCGTCCGGAACTATGGCGACTCTCGCGGGAACGGAAACCTTAACCAACAAAACGCTAACGGCGGCGGCGCTCGGCTCTTCGACCGCGACGACGCAATCAGCAAGCGACAATAGCACGAAAGTAGCGACAACCGCTTACGTTGACCGGCTTATAAATCAAAGCAGCACCGGCCCGACGATATGCGAGATTCTGACTACCGGGGCCACCACCTGCAACGATGGGAGCGCTCCGGCGAACAACGGGCTGTTCACGACTCCTGCCGGGGCGAAGTGGCTGGAAATAAGCGGGGTTGGAAGCGGCGGCGCCGGTTCCGGTTCCGGCGGTAGCAATGGCGCGGGCGCAGACGGCGTGAATAGCACTTGGAGCGCGCACGGTGGCGCGGCGATCCTGACCGCTGCAAAGGGGCTCGGCGGCACTACGGGACAGGTCGGCGGACTCGGCGGCGTTTGCACCGGATCGATAGCGTTTAGCAGCATTGCCGGCGGGCAGGGGGGATACGGCAGCGATTTATCAGCGTTTACTACCGGCGGATTCGGTGGCGGTAGCATGTTCGGCGGCGGCGGTCCATCCGGAACGAAGGGCGCAACGGCCGGCCAAACGCCTCCCGCGAATAGTGGCGGTGGTGGC